ATGTAGCCGGCAAAGATTGACATCCCGACAATCCCGAACCATTGAATGAGTGACATTCTGCGCTTCATGCCTATTTCATAGGATATTTTACCAATAACCCCCACCGCAGTTGACACAATGAAGGTGGAGAATTTACTGAGAAATGCCATTGCTTCATCGTGAAGATTCATACGCGATGTTTAAGGAGTGAGAAGATTAAACCGATTCCAACAATGTTGAGAATTAACCAGTCGTTAAACGCGAACACGCACGGATCAAAGTAGATTTCATCCATCAGATCACCGAACGCTACGATCGTAAAAGCTACGGCAATCATCTTCAACTTACCTTCAGCCAGTATTCCGATAATTCCGGATAACAAAACAATGGACAGCGCATTACACACCATCCATCGGTTAGTTGCTTCGACCTGATCTGCTTCTGAAGTGAACGGAAAAGACTGAAGCCACCCCGCATAAAGCAGGGCGGCAATAGTGGCTAGAATGAGCGTGTAGGCGAGCGCGGATTTCATCTTTTGAAAATGTTACGAGGACGCGGCCCAACCAACTTATCATAGTTGAGATTATTGTCGTCCTTGATATAGTCGGTCTCTTCGAGTTTGCAATCTTCTGAGGCGGTCATCGTGAAGAGTTCAACGGCAGGGTGTACCGTGTTGCCCGATGGCTCGTGAATGAATGGGCTTTGCGGAATGGCTGAACCTAGTCTCAGGTATTCATCAGTTCCTACGGTTAAGATTGCGATTTCGTCACCGACCTTTAGTTTTTGGTTGTACATCTTGTTGGGGTTTTATTTCAGATAGTTTTTTCTTCTCATACTCTACCAATCTACGCGCAATTTCTTCGCGGCTCAACTTGTGTGGTTTACTCATGGCAGTTGACTGATTCGTTTGAAAGGTGCTGTTCCGCTCGTCGCAGTATTCCCGTGACTGAACCCGTAGCTAGTTGTCGGAGTTGTGGTCATAGATGCTGGTTTCTGAGGCCAAACATTATCATTGAACTCAGGGAATAGTGAAGAGTTCGCACACAGATAATCGGCAAGTTTTGTGCTGTACGATTCTGCATTGTTGCGCGCCCTGTACATAATATCCTTCATCACATCGTCACTAACTCCCTGCCCATCCTCCAAAGTGCGCTGAACAAAACTAGCGTTATCCCCTTTGTAGGTCAAAATCGGAACAAGTTCAACCATAGTCCACCACACAAGGGCTTTGCGCACGTATTTATCCACCAAAGTGATGTAGTTACCGCTTAGGCCGCTGCCGGAAATATCCGTTTTAATTTTCTCCATGAGCGAATCACCGAGGTAAGAAGTCAGGTATTTATCTTGAGCCACGTACATGGCCGCGTAAATGAAATTGTCATCCACAGCGGAGTTGATCTGCGTGTACTTCTTCACCATGTTAGCGGATATGATGCAAACTTCAGCCATTAGTTGAATCGTTTATTAGTTGGAAGAAAACCTTCATACGGCATATCAACGGGCAATTTAGCCACTAGCGCCTCATTCCTGATCTTATACCCTGCTGCCTCTGCCTTTCGTACTGCTATTCCTTGCGCATTTGGAGAGTTCACGTCTATTCCCATGCCTTCCGCAGAAACATAGACCTCCTTCTGCCAAAAGTGGTGGCATGATCCACCTCCTTTATACAGCCAAATTGAGTAAGTATCCGCGCCTTCCGGCCCCCATCCGGGATTCACCGCGCGGTTTTCCATCGCTAGAATATCCTCTTTGCGGTAGAGTTTGTCAGCGGACAGCATTTTACGGCAAAATTCACGGGTGTTAGGCTTACGCTCCCCACGATAACGGTAACGAGTAATATAAAGTTTGTCGTTTATTACTTCATCCTGTTCGCTGGAAGCATTTGGCCGAGCCGTTCCGGTAGAGGCAAGGTGAAGGACACGAGCCAGTTCGGTTTCGTTTTCATCGTCCGCAACTTCATCGCAGGAAAATGAATCAATCAGAATGTAACCTTCGGGTGAATCTTCGCCTAGTTCGATAAACTCATCTAGCGCAGTCTTTTTTTTTTCAAGTGACTGCTGAACGGGCGCGGGTTGCGGCTGCTGCTCGAAGCTAATCGGAGTATTCGGAATAATTTCGCAAGTGATGTTCGATATCTCGAAGTTTAGAATCTTCTCATAGCTTTCAGCGATTGCGCGCTGATACGGCTGAATCACTTGGTTATTGAAGATTTCAAGTCCGATTGCCATTTCATCTTTATTGCTTCCGAATCCGGACTGCGAGCGAACGCCAAAAATCAAGGGAGTAGTAACCCTGTGCGCGATCATTACTTTGGTCGTGCATTCCTCAGAAATAAACTGATATTGCTTGTCTGCATCAGACAGCGGGAAAGGAGTGATCTGAGGTGGTGTAGTTCCATTTTCATTGAACCCCATGATGAACTTACCCGCGTTGCGCGCACCGCTCATCTTATTCTCCCAATCGCGGATAATCTGCTGTTTGGTTTCTTCGTCTACCAAACCATTGAAGAAATTCACGATGAACGAAGGGAATAAGCCGTTCATTATGTTATTGACGTGGTAAATACTCACCTGCCTGTCAAGTTCGATGTAATTCGCCCCGCTCCAATAATCTGGCACGGGATAAACCGCGTTGCCGGAAGGACGGAAAAACCAATAGACCTGACGCGCATCATTCTGCCTTGCTTGCTCCGCGCTGTTGAATTTCGGGATGAATACCGGAGTGTTCTTTTTCTTGCGCGTGTTGTTCCAATCAGCCGAATACCACACGCCTGTTATATCCTCTTCTTCGCCTTCGACTGCTATGCGACAAGTATCGTACGGTAGATGGTTGATTTTAGCGACTGAAGCTTTGTCTACGGTATAAATGACTTCGAGAAAGAACCCGCCAAAGTGTTTGAGATCGTATGCCGCAAGGCGCGAAGATTTGTCCGCTTTGAGTTCGTCAAGTTTTGCTTGTCCCGTTGCCGATGTGATACCCTTACCCGCGATCATTTCGGAGATCGAAACGCATAAAGCCCCGTGAACCGGAGAAGACTGAGCAAGGTCTTGCAGGTAAATCGGGAAATTGTTTTTCGGCCCGTTATTCACCCACCCCTTACGATCAACCGATTCTTTATTCGATTCGGGTTGATAGTCCGCGAGTTTGATTGAAACAGCGTTGTTGACGTTCTTATTCTCCATTTATCACATCGTCGTTTATAGTATCAGACGGAGCGTCGAAATACTCAGTTGAATCAGTAAGTACACAATACCCGCGCTCAACAATACCGACAACAGAAGCATGAGCAGGGTTAGTATTCGATGGCGAATTTTGTCCATACACTTCGTAACGGTATCTGCCAGCCAAAGTTAAACCAACCGTTGTTACCGTGAGTGTGGTTATACGTGAGTTTTCATTAACAATGTCGGCCACCTGCGCAAGATCAACCCCTGTGCTAGAGTTTTCTTCACGGGTTAGGATTATCAGATAATCATCGAATACCGTTGAATACAGCAGCCTTCCCTCGTCTAGTGAAAGGCGAACGGTCTGATTTGCGGTATTTGTTGATAGATAAATCATTTGTGAAAAAGGCGGCCACAAAGAGCCGCCCTTATCATAACTCAATAAGCAATGAACTTTACGAAGTCACGGTATAATCCGGAGAAAGTGTTACATCTACGAAATTGTCAAACGGTACTGAAGTATAGGCTTCAAGTACGAACGGTTGAGCAGGTTCTTGCGCTTCGATTGTGATCTCGTATCCGGTGAAATCTCCTTTCGCCTTTCCGGTGTTAGCAAGAAGCGATGTTACATACGCACCATCAGTACGGCCAACCATCAATATTTGGTCGTTATACTGACGAACGAATACAACAAGTTTAGCCTTTGCAAGCAGTTCAAGTTCTTTCTTTTTAGCAGCAGAAAGAACCGGAAGGCGAAGAGTTACCACCTGAGAATAGAACAGGGAAGAGTTGTCTACGTTTTGATTCATCGTAGTGTCACAGCTTCCGGAGTTTCTTACACACTCGTAACGGTAGAGCGTAAATTCAGGCAGCGCGTCAATCTCTCCGGTCGTACCGTCCTCGGTTACTCCGGATGCTACTTCTGCCCAGTTAGCAAAAAACACTTCCTTCACGCCAGCCATTTCGCCACCGCAGGAAAGTGTAAATCCTCTTG